ACCACCTTCTCTACGTGGAAGCCAAAAGTCTTCCAGCATAGACATGTATTTGCGGTCGTCACGGATCTCCCCAGTATTGGCGTCGTAAACTAACTTGTTACGATAACGACCCATTACCTCTCTAAGGTATTGTTCCGCTTTGACCTTTGGTAAATTACCCACGTCGATATAGAAAATTCTACGCTCAGGTGCGCGAGAGATTCTATAGATGACAAGAGAATCCTCAATCATTCTAAGTTGATTGAGAACCTTGATTGCTTTGTGTAGATACGAAAGAACGATATTTCTGTTCGTATCCATGATACCAGAAGTAACATATGTGATTGCATCCTTAGCAATCTTTATGCCACTATTGGCGGAAGTGTTGTTTAGACCTTTGGGGTTGTAAACGAAATACTCTTCGGACTTACCGAAGTCATACTTCATAAACTCATCTGCGGTCTTTGGTTTATTGATCTGTCTTACTTTCTTGATCTTGTTTGGATCAATATAACGCAGTTCAAGAATACCTTTTTGAGGTGCGTCGAGATCAATTACTTTATGATAATACAAACGCCCATCGATGTACCAGCGACGGAACATCTCATGGGATTTGGAATCAAAACCAAAGAGGTTTTTGATGTGCTCAAATTCTTTACGAATCAGACCCTTTACGCTCTCACTAACCTCAAGGTTATCAAGATTAATTTGAACTGGGGTATCATTTTGATCCGCTACGATTGCTTCGTGAACAATATCTTCGATGGCGGAATCCACTTCTGGATGCATTGCCATCTCACGATATTTTTTCACCATATCGTATTCGGTCTTGAAGTTACCGTCTAGGTCAACGTATTGACCGTAGTAACCTCCTGCGATAAAACTAGTTGCGCCGTCCTCGTTAGATGGAGCAACAGGAGAAGGCGCTCTGTCCCTCTCCTGTGATTTCCTCTTAAACGAGAAACCGAATAACTCTGCCATGATTTAATTTGTTTCTCGACTTACTATTTAGACGCTTGATTGAACGGGCGTGATGTTGTTCTGAGTATTGCCGTCCTCAGTAGTGTGATACTGATATGCAAACTCAACATCAAATTCCTCATAGGAATCGTTGTTGTCATAAGCAACAGATACCTGAGATACCGAGACTGGCCAAGCGCCAACAAGTTTGTAAGTTTTCAGAACGTCCAATTCATTGGCGGTCTTGAACTTATCAAGTTGGGAAATAGTAATGTCTTCGAAGTAATCATTAACCAGAGTTACTTCTGCAACGTTGGTGTCAACTCTGTTTGCTCTATCAATCCATCTTTCGTAAGCGGATCTCAGTGCAAACACGTCATCCATGTAGAATGTTGCGGTCCAAGTTTCGAATGTTCTGTCGCCAGGAACTTTGATGACACGACCACGGAAAGGAAGTTCAACAGTACCTACGTTAGTTGCAGGCAGGGCGGCAGACTTACACATGATTGCAACTGGTTCGCCACCGTTGCTTCCTCCGATTCCACCGATAGCAGGAAGTTGAATTCCTGTTGGGAATTTGTGGTTAACTTGGAAGAGGTTGGGGCGGACCCCGCCCTTAATTGCTTTCTGGAATTGTAAAATTCCGATTGCCTTAGATTCAGCCATTTGTTAGAACTCCTTTAATTTATCTACGGGGAATTACTTCTTCAAAGCTGACGCCCGTGCGTGTAGCGATGAAGGTCAGGGTGATGAAGTTAATCGAACGTGCTGGCTTGAGATAGATCTCAGCAACAAACTCGTTAGAATCAACAACCGCAGGAGTGTTATTTGTCTCATCACAAACAACCAGGAAGTCGGTCAGACCTCTAGCAGCTTGGATTTCTCTGAGGAATGGTTCAACAACATTCTTGAAATTGTTGCGAGTAAATTCATCGTTAATTTCGAAGAGTACCCCCTTCGCAGCGTTACCGATTGTCTTCTCTGCAACCAGGAAGAGACGGCGAACGTTAATGCGATCAAAAGCAGATGGCGATGCGAGAGCAGTTTTATCACCGAAGAGTACGATGCCTTGACCAGGCAGAGAAGTAATTGGGTTAATTCTCTTCTGATAGAGGCGATCTCTTTCACTCTTCGTTGGCGAGTAAGCAAGTTTTACTGCGCCTTTAATTGCGCCACGGTTCAGACCAGCAGGAGAGAACCATGGAGTACCGTTTGCAGTAACAGCAGCACAGAGACCTGCAACGTCAGGGTTGCAAGGAACATAACGATACTTGTCTGCAAAACGATCATAGATGTACTTGTATCCACTATCGAACACTGCATAAGAAGTGCTCTCAAGAGTATCAAAGAACGAAACTACATTGTTGGTTTGATCTAAGGAAGAAGAAACACCAACAACATTCGAACGTGCTGGAGAAATGAATGCAATGCAATCCTTTCTTGCAGAAGCGATCTGGATGAGTTTTGCTGCTTTGGACTTTGCGTCAGATACGCTACCAGCAGCAGGACCCATGATCAGATAATCCAACTGAACGGTTTCTGCATCGCTGAACTCTTCATATCCAGTCAGGACTTCAGAGAGAGTTACTGCAAAATCGTCTGCACCATCAGCGAGAGCGTAGGTTGCTGGATATCCGAGAAGGTCAAATGCAGTAGTAGCATCTCCACCAATGTTGTTGGTGACTGCCGCTGCATTTGCGCTTACGTCGTAAACATCTTCTTCATGCTTGCCCCAGAAAACATAGGAGGAAGTGAGAAGAAGAACTTCTGGATAATAGTTGACCGCGCCTTCTGCACTCTTAGCGTCAGAAGCCTTGGACATATAAGTGAACTTTTCCAGAACTGTGTTTGGAGTTCCAGTGATAGCACCAGTAGCGTCATAAACTACGACGTGCAGTTCATCATTCGAACCACCGCGATCAGCAACATACTGGGAAGTACCAGGACGAGGTGCGATGTTGTTCCACTTCAGACCAGAGAAGATTGTCTGCTCATCGTACCACTCAGCAACAGCGGTGATGTTCAGGTCAGTTACGCCATTCTCGATAACATCTGTGGTAACAAATGCTCCACCAGTTTCGTTGATGATGGAAAGCTTCATGTTTGCAGCATCCCACGAGTGGATACGTGCGGTCTTTGTTGCTGCAACATCAGCGATTTGAGTTCCAGGTGTTACTGTCGAAGGAGCACCATCAAGGGTTAAGACTTGATCTGCACCAGCGTCAACAACAGCAACACGGAGAGCGTTACCTAATGCACCTGGGGTTCTTGCTGCCCAGTGCCAGGAATTACTTCCTGTGTTGTAGTTAGCCTCAAAGTCATCGTTGTTCTTAACTTTGAGAGTGGTCATTCCGCCATCGTTAGCGGTGAAGTTGTCAGAATCTACTCTGACTACATCTAACACGCCGCCATACGAAAGGAAGGCAGATGCAGACCACCAATACTCATAGTTGTTTTCATTTGGTCTTCCAAAAATCTCCAGGAGTTCTGCCTCGTTGGAGATTCTTGTTGGGGTAAGGACGGGTCCCTTGGCGAAAGGACCAGCAATCGCACCCACATTAGTTTCTACAGTTTCAATCGATCCGAGGGTAAGGTCTCTTTCCTGGATCGCTACTCCTGGCGAGAGAAGCGTGCTAGCCATGCGTTAACTCCTGAAATAAAGATTTCATTTTTGTCTAAAATTATTTATTAAAATCTACTTTTTAGCGATACTCCCACATGAAAGAGCGATCACCATACTCGTCAGTGTTCCAGTCGTTCATTGATGTAGTCCAGACAGTACCTTGCTTATCAACAATCGTGTCTTCCTCTAGACCATCGAGGATAAAACCGAAAGGTGCCATGTCTTGTTCTATTTGATTTTTCTGTTCTTCATAGATACGACGACGAATATCTTGATCCGTCATCTCTTTAAAATATTCTTGCTGTACCAACCAGGCAAAGATAACGAGACACATTACCAAGTCATCGTTATATCCTTCATCCGCTTCAAAGGATTGCTTATGCTGGATGAACGTTGTTAGTTCTGATACTATATTATAGTCTCTCACTAGAAGTTTATCTTCTTCGATCAGGGTCTTAAGGTTGGAACATCCTTGTGCCTTGACAGTCTTGGACATCTTGACACCCATCTGTGTCTTACCACCAGAGAATCCATGACCAACAATCTGACCAGCACGTCCTCTCATTGCACACATGAGAACGTTTTCGTACTCTAGGTCATAGAACAACATTGAAGCCACCGCTTCCCCAATGTCATTGACCTCAGTTAATACCCAAGATTTATTATAACTCTCTGCTACGTTTTTAATAATATTGGGGAATAGCATGGGACGAATATCATGGTCCCTGTATTTTGCAACTAGTCTCCACGGTGCATGAGTAATATCAATGACCACAAAAGCAGAGTAATCTTGAGACAGACCTCTACTAACATCAACGCAAATAATATAGTCGTGATTATCGGATGGATGCTCATAGACATCCAAACCAGCGTTGCTCGTGATTGGATCATCGTAAGTTAAGTTCCTCAATTTGGAAGCGTGAATAAGTGTATCAACCGATCCTAAGAATTCACACTCAAACTCTTGAGTAAACTGACGTTCAGATGTGTTAGCAATAGTTTGCTTTTTCCATTCATCATCTCTACCTGGAACTTCTTTCCAGTGTACCTCTGTCCATGTATATCCATTTCTACCTTTCTGAGCATCAACCCAGAGTTTATAGAAATGGTTCATGCCATTTGGCGTTGAGATGATGATGACTTTTGTGCTTTTACCAGAAGTAATAGTAGGATAAACAGAGGCAAAGAATTGCTCCGCAATATGGTTTGGAATGAAAGCGAACTCGTCGAGGAAGATGATATTAAACGACATGCCTCGGACAGCAGACGCAGATGTAGATGCTGCCAGAATCTTACTGCCATTCTCCAACTCCATGGAACCTTTGTTGTACACCACGATACCCTGCTGCATCCAGAGTGGCAACTGTTCGTAAGCAAGTTGTAACCTTCCCAGTAGGTCCCTGGCAGTGGACAGTTTGTTTGCCAGGATACCGATGTTCACATTGTCGTTGAACAGAGCGTAATGCAGTAGATAAGAAACGCAAGTTGTTGACTTACCAGTCTGTCTGGGTAACTTTGCGATATTGAATCTATTCTCGTGGAAATTGTTGATTAGTTCTTTCTGGAAATCCCACATCTCAAATGGAACAACACCTTCATCCAGAGAGATGATCTTTACATAGTGCATTGCAAAGTAGACGGGATCTTCTTTGCATTTCAAATACTCAGCAATTTGTTCTTGGGTAAATTCAATCTGAGTACCAACCTTTTTGAGGTTGGGATTGCCTAAGTAATGTTCTGACATAATCAACTGGTAATAAAAAAGGGAGGTTACTCCTCCCTAGATTTATTTAGTTTGTACCAATCTTCGGCGGTTTCATAACTTTCAAAGTAATGAATCCTACCACCATAGACAATGGTGAACCGACCAATTAAACCATCGAAACCGATATGAGGAATTCCATCCTCATCTTCTTGAACATCTTGCTCAAGGTAGAGACGATCTTCTGGAACTTCACTCATGACTGATGCTCCTGTTTACGCAGTTCATCCTCAATTATAGCACGAAGAACCTTTGCTCGTCCAGTCTCGTTAAACGCTTCTAGAATTGCAAGTTCTTGTTTGAGATCCTCAATGCTAGTGCCTCTACCTTCTGCCATGGGTTCCTTCCTTTGGACAGTCTTAGTATATAGACCTGCCACCAGGGCGTCAAGTGCTTGGGTGGTCTTGTTCCAACTCTTGTAATCTTTTCTCCCAGGTAACGCCTCCTTCCATTCCTCTGCTAGGATTGATACAAGTGTCATCACCGAGTTTGTTGCAGACAAGTCCAGCAAGATCGAGTTCGTTTCCTTTCTTTGCCGTACCCGACCATCGGTGCTCTCCATTAATCCAAGTGGCACCACACTTGGGGCATTCCTTCCTACTAATTGATAGGTCGGACAGCTCTCTGTCGTTCATTTGTCGTACTCCTTAAGGAACTTTTCAAACTCGGTTGTGTCCTTAACGAGTTGCCTCTTAAGTTTCCAACCCATCCATTTCATCTGAAGTCTTACAAATGCATAACGCATCTGAAGATCAGCATAGGCAAAGAGTTTCATTGTTTCCTCTGCACCTGCATAGGCGATCAGAATCAATACAAATACAATTACGAAATAGGAACCGTACATTTTGGTAACTCTCTGCTACACAGATTATACCACTATTTACCAAAATGAAACATTCTTAAGACTTATATTAGACTTTGGAAAAAATTATTAACGTTGTTCGATCCAGTTCAATACTGCAAGTGCCGCTTTGTTTGTATTAGGAGAAGCACAGGCAAGGGTGTAAGTGTCGCTGATTGTACCAATACCAGATCTTCCAAGTTGCAATGCTGCTTTATCATCAACATTAACCAGAGAGGCACCACCAGCAATCGTAAATCCTGAGAGGAGTGCTGTTCCTCCAGTGAGTGCAGTTGCTGTAGTATCATATTGCATAAAGGAGTTTGGATCTGGATGATCTGTCCAACTCGCACCAGTCAAAGTTGAGTTCTCGTAAAGTCTCCAATA